AATATTAAGGATAAAAATAATCATTAAACTATTATATTTTCAAACATTCCTTTATAATATGTTTCGAGGCTTTCTTGCGGATTCATCTGTTCTTCATATGTACTTCTTGGAATATATTTAACTATTATCTTCTCTTTTTCAGTAATGTTAGTTTTTTTACTATAATATCCTTGAACTATTAATATGGTACCTATAAAAAGTAAAAATATAGCAATTGCTTTCATTCTTAATATTGTAATATAGAATTATTTTTAATATATAATATAAAATAAGAAATGAGTGCCAGAAAAGTCTCTCAAAATCAATATTGTGTATTAATAGACAATACCCAATCTATTGTAGCGGACACTATTTTATATTATTCATTAGATAATAACGAAGATATAGCATCCTCGTTAGAAGATATTATTAGTACTCAAAATGATGTTAATATTATAAAAATAATTAAAAAGACTGGGTGGGAGGCTACTAATGTATCTGGTGTTACAGATACTGTTGGTGTTATAAATATAATTAGAGAAAGCGTAAGTGCAATTATAAAAAAGGCTGATGAATATCCTATGATTACATTTATTTTGATAAATAACGGCAAAGAGATTATTTTTATTGATAATAAAAACAACGACATATCGAATAAGGGTGGTCGATCAAAATTAGAAATTAATATTAATTCAATACTTACATCTGTTGAAAAGTATATAAATACTATGGAGGAAAAGAATGAAAAAACTGCAGTTGCTGATTCTTCTAAGAAACCTAAGAAGGAATCAAAGATACCTACGGTACCTGCGGCGGGTCCTGTGGGTCCTACAGAAACAGAAGAATCTAAAAAATCTGATAAATCAGAAGTATCTAAAGTTCCAGATGATCAAGATAAATCTAAAGTATCAGAAGTATCGGAAGTATCAGAAGAACCTAAAGCACCTAAAGTATCTGATAAATCAGAAGAATCTAAAGTATCAGAAGTATCAGAAGAATCTAAAGTATCAGAAGTATCAGAAGAATCTAAAGTATCAGAAGTATCTAAAGAATCAGAAGTACCTAAAGTATCAGAAGAATCTAAAGAATCAAAAAAACCTCCTCGATCCAGAATTACGAATATAGCTCTACTATAAATTATAAATAGCTAAAAAATAAATAGAGTAATATTAATTTTTTATTCAACATTCTTTTGACTCCATGCATCGGCCTTTTCAAGCTCTTCTTTGATGGTACTTAGTTCTACATTATCAACTTTCTCTTCATTCTCCTCTGATACACTGTCTCCTACTGGAGCAGCATTTGTAGCAATTGATTGCTTTCGATTTTCAAAGATAACATCGCGATTATCCATATTTTTCTTATATTCTTTCATGAGAGTATTGAGTTGCGTCTCAGCATATTCTTGATTTTCAAGGCATTCGGGATTGGGAGACCATGGACACCAGCAACCTACTTGAGCAATATAAATGTTAAATTTACTGTCTATTTTCTTCAAAAATTCGCTGCGATTTTTAGCCTCATCAATAGTATCAAAAGTCCCTCTTACTTTAATACCGCGCATAGAAGTAATAAAGTTGTTATCACGGTGATAATTTGATTCGAGCTCATCGTTATTTACATTTTTATAGAAGTTGTATTGCTCGTTCATCTCCTTGTAATCAAAGATAAAATTGTTATTTTCTACAATAGTATCGACCATATCCTTTTGGTCGGGATATTTTTCTTTAAGAGAATCAAGGAGAGTCTTCATATCTCCGCTAAACTTCTCAATAAATTTGCTAAAAATATAAGCATCCTTTTTAACAATAACATCTTCGGGACTCAAAAAGGATAGGAGTACATAATTTTGTCCTCTGATGGGTTTATCCTCGTCCAAATAATCTACTTCTTTCGTTGATACAAGCGTTGAGTTCACTGCGTCGGCCATAATTATTTATTCTTAATATATATTATTATTATAAATCTTATATGTTTTTACAATAAAATGTTTAATTATGATAGATATAATGGAGATTACATACGCATATGTTGTATTACAGTATCTATTACTTGGATTTGTTATAGCCATGTTTGCGTTACTAATAATAGACCTGAGATTTAACATTCTTAGAATAGCGGGCTTAGCTATAGTGCTGGCATCTGTCTTATATTTATTGGATTTATTTAAAAATGATGATGTATATAATTTAGGATTAAAAATGAGTACATAATTGAAAAAATTTTAGAAATTTCAAAAAGTTTTTAAAAGTTCAAAGAAAAATAAATTATGTACTCGTTTTTGTAAAAGTTATAAAGAAGGAATTATTTCGTAATTTAAGTCTATACATATCTTCTTCCATATCTGATCTTGCACATAGAGCTTCTCGCGGCTCTTCAATAAAGGAAAGTATTTCAAATACTCATTTAATCCAAGTATCTGAAAAAACTTATATAAAACATAACTATAAGATAAGAAATTTTTCCTATCCTTTGGACAATGCTTTAGAAAAGGTGCTTGAATGCTTCTAAACATATTGCATAATTTATCTTCTAACTCTGGGCTAAATTGTGGTGTAGGTATTCCATTGATCCTATTTATTATATAATTGATATGCTCATAGTACTTATTTATCCTTAGCCTTTTAAGGATATCTCTCATTTTCAAATAGGTTATTTTTTTTAAATCAGTAATCTTCTCTTTTTTAATTTCTATCAAAATCTTTTCAAATATCTCATCCGGTATATCAGTACTCTCTTTGCCCTGCACTTGGTTACACCACTCTCTAAAGTGGTTTATTCGTTTATAACAAAAATGCGAAGTATCCTTAGTATTCTGTTTTAATATAGGTCTATTTTGCTCTACTAATAGTAATTCCTGATATCCGCAAAAATTACACACAATTATTGCATCATACTGAAGACACGTCATGTTATTTTTGCATATTTTGCAAATTTCTATATTTTCTTCTTCAACTGTTCTAATATATTTATTGTTTATTATAGCCATATATTTATCTACTAAAGAACTCTTGTCTTGCATTGTTTCCATTTTATTATCCTTATTATACTCATAAGAAGTTTCTAAGCCTCTATCTTTCAGGTCATCTTTAGAATCATCGACAACGGTTTTTTCAACTATAGGTTTTTTATTGTCTATATTATTTAGCGCCTCTAATACATTTATTGTATTTGCTACTATCCCCTTCTTTTTCTTGCTATCCTTTTTATATATTTTTGATTTATTATTAATATCCTTTAAATAGTTTAAATTTTGATTGATATCCGATTGTTTATTCACGGTATCATAGTATTGAAAGAGTATATCGCTTGTACTCTTATAATACTCTATTTCATCTAATTTATTTAACTCATATAATTTTGATTTGATATCTAATATTTCTTCTCCTAATTCTATATTACTGAACCATAATTTACTACTTGTCTCTTTATCACTGGTATTCTTTATAGTATTTAATATATCATTTTTCTGCTCTTCACAGTATCTCAATTTATTCTCGTAATACAACTTTTCCTTATCGCTTTTTTCAAAATCCCTTATCATATTATTATGCATAGCATCTAATGTAAAAGTTTCATTTATATCAGCAGCCACCTTTTTCTTTGATGACTTTTCTTTAAACATCATTATATTTGAATTATAAATATTAAGGTTTATATATAAAATTAAAATTGTGTCTTATAATCTATATTTTTTTCTCCTCTAATAGTATAAAGAATATAGCGTAAATGGGTGGTGGTCTTCTTCAATTAGTAGCTTATGGTGCTCAGGATGTTTATTTAACTGGTAATCCTCAAATTACCTTTTTTAAAGTAGTTTATCGTCGTCATACTAACTTCGCTATTGAAGCTATTCAACAGACATTTAACGGAAATGCCGGTTATGGAAATACCGTAACATGCCAAATATCGCGCAATGGTGATTTAATAAATCGCATGTATTTACAGGTTGATGTACCTGCGAGAAAAGCGGCTACTACAGGTACCTATGTTAATTACCTCGGTTTACGTCTAATTAAATCAGTTGTTATTGAAATTGGTGGGCAACAAATAGATAAACATTATTCCGATTGGCTATACATATGGAATGAGTTATCTTTACCTATCGGCAAGCGATATGCCTATGATACCATGGTTGGTGCCGATAAAGACATATTAACCGGAAAAGGCGCTACATTATATATACCTTTCGAGTTCTGGTTTTGCAGAAACGTAGGTCTTGCTCTGCCTTTAATCGCCCTTCAATATCACGAAGTTAAAGTTAAAATCGAGTTCGATTCCCTCGCAAATTGCTGCGATACTCCGGCCAGCTTCGATAATTTACAAAATGTTTCATTATGGGTCGATTACATCTTCTTAGATACCGATGAACGCCGAAGATTTGCTCAATTATCCCACGAATATTTAATAGAACAGCTTCAATTCACCGGTACTGAAACCCTTAACAAAAATACTAACCGTATTAAATTAAACTTCAATCATCCCTGCAAGGAATTAATCTGGGTAGCTAAAAGCAAAGGAGCTTACAAACCCAACAGATGGTATGATTATAATTTATACGATGCCCTCGATGCTGATAATGATCCCACGGGCTCTCTCAATTACACCAGCAACCTTACTATATATGGTGTAAAACCCGAAAAATACAAGAACCCTTTTACCAGCGCCATTCTCCAATTAAACGGCAATGATCGCTTCGCTGTAAGAGAGGGCATGTATTTCTCGCACGTCCAGCCCTTCCAACATCACACTAACGTCCCCGTTAATAACCCCATTAACGTGTACTCTTTCGCCTTAAAACCCGAAGATCATCAACCGAGCGGCACTTTAAATATGTCTCGTATAGATACCGCTACTTTGATGGTTGACGTCGTTGACCCCACTAAAGGCAACACTGTTACTTCGGCTAATTTCGACTACGAAGGCATTAATATATACGCCGTTAATTATAACGTATTACGCATATTATCCGGAATGGGTGGTTTAGCCTATTCTAATTAAAAATAATTAAGTAATTATAAAAATGTGTTATATCATTCCCTTTTTTTTTTCTCCTCTAATAGTATAAAGAATATAGCGTAAATGGGTGGTGGTCTTCTTCAATTAGTAGCTTATGGTGCTCAGGATGTTTATTTAACAGGTAATCCTCAAATTACCTTTTTTAAAGTAGTTTATCGTCGTCATACTAACTTCGCTATTGAAGCCATACAACAAACTTTCAACGGAACTCCTGATTTCGGAAATCGCGTAACCAGTCAAATATCGAGAAACGGCGATTTAATACATCGTGTATACTTAGTTGTTACGAATTACACTTCGACCAAAAAAGTATGCCCGTACTTCGGTCTTCGTTTAATGAATTATGTTGAAATCGAAATCGGTGGACAAAAAATAGATAAACACTATTCTCACTGGATGTATGTATGGAACGAGCTCACTTTACCTACCTCAAAGAAGGAAGGTTATAGAAAGATGGTCGGTGCTAATCCCACCGAAGCCGTATTAACTGCTGCTAATCTATATATTCCTTTAGAATTCTGGTTCTGCAGAAATGTCGGTTTAGCCCTTCCTCTAATTGCTCTCCAATATCACGAAGTTAAAATAAATATCCTCTTCGAAGATAAAGCTAAATGCATAGCTTCTTCGGAAACTGGCGATCTATCTCCCCTATCTTCTGCCTCTACCACTCTATGGGTCGATTATATCTTCTTAGATACTGATGAACGCCGAAGATTCGCTCAATTATCTCACGAATATTTAATAGAACAATTACAATTCACTGGTGCCGAAAGCGTAACTAATCTAACTGATGTCGCTGCGAATGTTGTACAAGTAAAACCCAAATTATCCTTCAATCATCCTTGCAAAGAGCTTGTATGGTTTGCTACCAGTGATTTTACCGCCGGTACTAAAAATAACAACTGGATGAATTATGGCACTACTGTTAACTCGTATGATACCGCCGGTACTGGTGTCGAATTTAATTCATCGAGCGCTGTAGTATCCACAAATCCTGTTAAATCTGCTAAACTTGTACTAAACGGCAATGATCGTTTCAGCGAACGCCCCGGTTCTTATTTCAATTTAATACAACCTTACCAGCACCACGGCAGTATCCCTGCTAACCCCGGTATCAACGTATATTCTTTTGCATTAAAACCCGAAGAACATCAACCGAGCGGCACATTAAATATGTCTCGTATAGATACCGCTGTATTAAACTTGAGTTTAACTGGCTTACGTTCAAGTCTCAATGGCGCTGTTAACTTACATGTATATGCCGTTAATTACAACGTTTTAAGAATATTATCTGGTATGGGCGGTTTAGCCTATTCCAATTAATATGTTTAATATGTTAAAGTAAAAGTAATAAAGTTTTATTATGCATTGTTAAATTGCTATAATATCCCTTTTTTTTTTCTCCTCTAATAGTATAAAGAATATAGCGTAAATGGGTGGTGGTCTTCTTCAATTAGTAGCTTATGGTGCTCAGGATGTTTATTTAACTGGTAATCCTCAAATTACCTTTTTTAAAGTAGTTTATCGTCGTCATACTAACTTCGCTATTGAAGCTATTCAACAAACAGCAACTGGAAGTAATTCGCTCGGTTCGCGTGCTACGTTCCAAATAACCCGTAATGGCGATTTAATACATCGTGTTTACTTTTATGGAAAAATAAAAAACACGCATGCTACTAAAAATGCCGCTATGGTTCCCAATTTCGGTCAAAAACTATTAAAAACTATCGAGCTTGAAATCGGTGGTCAGCGTATAGATAAACATTATTCCGAATGGTTATATATATGGAACGAGCTTTCGTTACCCTATGATAAACGCGAAGGTTACAATGTAATGGTTGGAGCTAACAAAGAGAATACTTGCACTAAATTATCTGCTGGCGAATCTTATGAATTATATGTTCCCCTTGAGTTCTGGTTTTGCCGTAATGTTGGTCTCGCTCTACCTTTAATCGCCTTACAATACCACGAAGTTAAAATAAATATAGAATATGAATCCGATACTAAATTATACGATACTGGCGCCAATAACTTCTGCTATAAATCTGCTACTGCTAACAACGATGCTTCTTTTGCATCCCCCACATTAGTACTTGAAGAACCCACTTTATGGGTTGATTACATCTTCTTAGATACCGATGAACGCCGAAGATTCGCTCAATTATCTCACGAATATTTAATAGAGCAATTACAATTCACCGGCACAGACAATATATCTGCTTCGGCAAATGAAGATGGCATGAAGAGCATGCGCATGAACTTTAATCATCCTTGCAAAGAACTTGTATGGGCCATAAGAAGCACTGATGTTTCCACTGTATACTGGAATAACTTTTCCACGGCTAAAAAATACGGCTCTGGAACTGATAACGATTATTACAATTCCAAGAATCCTACCCAACAAGCTAAAATCATGCTCAACGGAAACGATCGTTTTGCTCAACGCAAAGGTGACTATTTCTCGTTAGTTCAACCGTACCAACACCACGAAAATACCCCTGACGAATTCCACAAAGGTATTAACGTATACTCCTTCGCTCTAAAACCCGAAGAACACCAGCCCAGTGGAACTCTAAACATGTCTCGTATAGATACCGCTGTTCTCTCGCTATCTTCGAGTGTTTCGGGTACTATCCACATATTCGCTGTTAACTACAACGTTCTCAGAATATTATCCGGTATGGGCGGCCTTGCCTATTCCAATTAAATTTACTATGATATCTATGATATCTATGATATCTACGAAATCCACAGTTCAATATTCTTATTTTTCAATCTATAATTATTATCGAAAGACAATATGATATTATATAAAATCTTCGATACACTTATTGATATCTTTTGAGTATAATTGTTTAACCCATGGTCTCTTCTGTTTTTTTCTTGAAAATAGTATGAGATAATATCCTCCAAGTATGGTAAGCAATCTTTATTCATAATATTCATATATTTCACAATGTGAGCTCGATAATTTACACCAGATCTCGCGTTATTATCGAGCTCACACCTAATTTTTTTAATTAAATAGTTTTCGAGCATATCACAATTATACTTATCTCTCTTTTCTTTTACAATATCTCTGAGATTTGTCTCACGGTTAACGAAATCATTAGAAAATTTATTGATCTCACTGAGCTTTTTGTAATCGCTATAGCCATTCAAATGCATCGCGATGGTTGCAAAGTAATCTGTATTGGTAAAGTTCATGATTGTAAAAAATATCATAATAAAAATATAGTCAATTTTTTATATCAAATAGAAAAATAATAGAATATTTAGATACCGACCGTGTTTTACCTTCGAATTTAATTAATCATCACAAATTGTTACCTCTTTCATGTAAGGTTCCAAGATTTCATTTACTACAAATTCAGGTTTAAAATCGTCGTAACTCATAAATATTTTTAGAAGCTGTTCGGAG